CCACCATTATTGAAGCCCCAACTGTTCTCAGTTGGGGCTTTTTTTCGTCTGATGGCTACAGTTCCCGCGTGTTTGCGCGGGTTCTTGCGGAAACCTGCGGACTTCGCCGGTTCGCCATCTGGCCCGTTCTCGGCCACCTTTCGCTCTCTCCATGCCATTCTTCTCTCCGGCCTCGCTCTCCGCGAAAGGCCCGAAGTCCGCAGGGGGCCTGTCCGGCACCCTTTGAAATCAACGGGTTACGCGCGGACGGTTCAAGCGGTTGTATTGCGGCATTGCCTACCCGGAGGGGACAAGGTCGTCGGAGGGAGCGATCAGATATCGCCCGACGCCTCTGCGCGCCTACCTGAGCCGGGCGCGCTGGTCGTCCCACAGCGCTGGCGGATCCACCGCCAGGTCAAACAGCGTGACGTGGTTGGGCATGGCGTCATCGAGGATGGCAGCCACGATGTCGGGCGCCAACGTCGTCAGGTTGACCATCCGGCTGACGTAGCTGTTGTCGATCCCTTCCCGGGCGGCGATCTCCTTGAGGGACTTGACCTCGCCCGACTCCAGCATGGCCAGCCAGCGGTGCCCTCTGGCCAGCGCCAGTTGCAACGGCGTGGTGGCGGTGTCCCAAGGTCTGGCCTTGGCTGGTTCGCCGGTCACCGGGTCGATCGGCAGCGTGACCAGCTTGCGCCCGCTGCGCCGTTTGATCTGGATCGGTATCGACAAGGTCAGCCGCCCATCGCTGGCAGCGATGACGTCGGGCTCGCCCGTCTTCTGGATGCGGATTTCGCTCATGCCAATGCCTCCTCGGGCTGGGCCGCGCCCGCTGGCTGAAGTTCCAGCACCAGGCGCTCGATGCCGTTGGCGCGCAGTCGCACCTCCAGGTCGTTGGGCGACACGATCACCTTCTCGACCAGCAGTTTGACGATGCGCGTCTGCTCGGCTGGGAAGAGCTGGTCCCATATGGTGTCGAGCCGCGTCATGGCGACGGTGACCTTGGCTTCGTCGAGGCCTGGGTCGAGTTTGATCGCGCGAGGCAGGACGTCCCCCAAGAGATCCGGCGATCGCAGGACCGCGCGCAGTTGATCCAGCACTGCGGATTCAAGTTCAGCAGCCGGCAGCCGTGGCAGCCCAGACGCGCCCGCGTGTTCCTTGTTCTCGCGCTGCGGCACGTAGTAGCGGTAGCGGCGACCGTTCTTCTTGGTGGTGTGAAACGGCGACAATGCACGGCCGTCGTTGCCGAAGACGATGCCCTTGAGCAGGTACGGCACGGTCGCCCTCGTGGCGTTGCCGCGAACCCGACCGTTGGTGGCCAGGATGGCGTGCACCTTGTCCCACAGCTCGTGGTCGATGATCGGCGGGTGCTGAGCCGGGTACCACTGCTCCTTGTGGCGCAGTTCGCCGAGGTAGGTCCGGTTGTTGATCAGCTTGTAGATCAGCCCCTTGTCGATCGGCTTGCCGTCGCGTGTTTTGCCGTCCTGCGTGGTCCACGCCTTGGACGTGACGCCGTCCAGCTTCAGCTCCTTGAACAACATCGTGCCCGAGCCCAGTTCAACGAAGCGCTGAAAGATGTGCCGGATGAGCTTGGCCTCGCGTTCGTTGGGCACCAGTCGGCGGTTCTCGACGTCGTACCCGAGGGGAGGCACGCCGCCCATCCACATGCCCTTGCGCTTGCTGGCGGCGATCTTGTCGCGGATGCGCTCGCCGGTGACCTCGCGCTCGAACTGTGCGAAGGACAGCAGGATGTTCAACATCAGCCGCCCCATCGACGTGGTGGTGTTGAACTGCTGGGTGACCGATACGAACGACACGCCGTAGCGCTCGAACACTTCGACCATCTTGGAGAAGTCGGCGAGGCTGCGGGTCAAGCGGTCGATCTTGTAGATGACGACCACGTCGATCTTGCCGGCCTCGATGTCGGCCATCAATCGTCGCAGCGCTGGGCGTTCCATGTTGCCGCCCGAGAAGGCCGGGTCGTCGTAGTCGTCTGCGACCGGAATCCAACCCTCGGCGCGTTGGCTGGCGATGTAGGCATGCCCCGCATCACGCTGGGCGTCGATCGAGTTGTATTCCTGGTCCAGCCCCTCGTCGGTGGACTTGCGCGTGTAGACCGCGCAGCGCATGCGGCGCTTCAGAACTTCGCTCATCGCCGGGCTCCCTTCTTCGCCGCTGTCTTGGGAGTGGCTGGCGTTTTGAGCCCGAAGAACAGGGGCCCTGACCACCGCGTGCCGGTGATCTCGCGGGCGATCATCGACAGGCTCGGGTACATCCGGCCCTGGTAGTCGTACTGGCCATCCTGGGTCACGATGACGCGGTGCTCGACACCCTGGTACTCGCGGGTGAGCACTGTGCCCGCTGCTGGCCGGTAGTCACGGTCGCGCTTTTTGACCTTGCCGGTCTCGACCAAAGACGCGATGCGGCGCTTGTTGCGGTCCAGCAGGTTGGCGTCGACCTTGCGGAACTCCACCTCCTGCAGGCGGTAGGCAATGCGCCGCTCAAGGAACTAGCGGTTGTGGGTGGGCGTGTCGTCACCGAAGAGCCTCTGCCAGAGCGCTTTGATTTCCAGCATGGGTAGCTCGGGCAATCGCGCGATCTGTGAGGCCACCGATGGTGGCGCGGTGAACTTGTCGGTGTTGGCCTTGGCGGGCGTGCTCATCAGGACTCCGTTTCTGTGTTGTTGGCGGGGTCTGAATGAACGCGCTGGTGGCCGGAAAAGCCAAGCTCAAACTCGCTCTCCGAAGTCCGTCTTGCGGACGGGCGAGAGTCGGTGCCGCGAAGGCGGACGAGCCCATTTGCGAGCAACGACGCGATCTCGCGCCGACGCTGCTCGGGGGTCATCCGGTCGGGGGGTACTTGGTTGATTTCATGCATCGGTATCGGTCCTGTCCATCAAACTCGCTTGAATAGCGAAATTCTCCGGATGAACCCTCACCGACACCATGAGGGAGTTTCGAGCGCCTGCGTGCTGGCGCTGGCTCCTGCGAAACAGCGACCCAGTCAGGTCGTCAGGTGATGGGCAAGGACGGCCTTCATGAGCTGGTTGCCGGTGGGCGTTGAGGCCAGCAGATCCCTGATCCGAGTCTTGATCTGCTGCGCATCCACGCCCGCCTTTGATGCCGCTTGCATCACCGCCGAATAGGCGTCAATCACATCTGCGCCGGTGATGTCGTAGCCGTGCCCGAGCGAAATCCAACGCAGTGAAGCGAAGCCGGCGGAGACCGCGAACTCAGGCTGGCTCTCGGCAAAGTCTCTGGCCGCGCGGGCCAGCGTGCGTGGATCGGTTGGGCTGGTGGTTGCCAGGTCGATCGCGACGTTGAACAGGCCCGCATCCTTTGCGGCCGCGAACCACTTGCCCTCAGTGCCGGGCGTGCTGGCAACCAGGTCACGCAGGATCTGCTCTGGCGGCGTGTTCGGGTACTTCTTGGCGATGGCTCGGAACGTCGCCAGGTTGGTCGTGCCCTGGTTGGCGTCGATTGCGTAGCGGCGGTAAGCATCTTCGGCCAAGCCCGACGACAGCAGGATCGCCTCGCAAGCCTCAGCGATCATCCAGCCGGGGTCATTCAGACCGCGCGATTGCTCGGCGTAACGCACTGCCTCAGCCTTTTTGCCCATCGCCGCAAGTGCTTTGACGCCCCACTGGCGGTCGTGCCACCACTTGAATGGCGCCCGCTCCAGCAGCGTGAGAAGTTGATCGTGGCGGCCAGCGGCATACAGCGACGCAAGGCATGCGCTGGTCCCCTTGAAGAACCCGTGACCGGTGGATCGGGAGCTCCAGACGCGTTCGACAAGAGGCAGGAATTCATCGACCCACACCATCGCCAGTTCCGACGTGACGCACAGCTCGCCCCAATGCTCTCCGAGGGATTCGATGTAGGGGATGTCGTCGTCTTGCAAGGCCTGCCACAGGCGTTCCAGCCAACGCTGTCGAACGCGCGGATCGACATCAGCCTTGGCGATGATGGGCACCAGGGTGTCGATGGCCCGGTTCACTGCGGTGCCGAGGGCTCCGGAAGAGCTGTCGACCTGCTCCAGCGCTGGCGACAACTTCTCCAGCAGAGTCACGGCGCCGTCGGCGGCGAGCACCGGCTCCTTGCGTGCGACCGCCTTGATTTCAGCGAGCGCTTCTTTGATCCGCTGGATCGGCGTGTCGGATCGCCAGCCGAAGGCGTGACGGCGGAATCGGGATGTGAACTGCCACTTGTGCGCTGTCATCATCGATAGGACTTGAACTACCGCACGGGGTACTGGCCGTTGCGGACGAACCGATCGAAGGTGTCCTCCTCGGGCTCGCCATCGTCATGCTGTGGCCGCTGCCACTCAGCGTCCGGCATCAACAGCAACGTCAGCGAGTAGTCGTATTGGCCCGCGACCCTGGTCATTTCGTTCAACTGCATGGACGCTGGTTCGCGCGGGAACCAGGTCTGCGCCCGCGTCGATTGGGTCTGAGCACCCACATCCAAGAGGTTGTTGCTGTGCGCCAAAGCGTCCTGCGGCAGTTCGATGGTGTTCTTGCGCGTCGCAAAGTAGGCGCCGGACTTGAAGGCGGCCTGGTTCGACTTTGACCACAGGAGGTGGTCGTCACGGCTTGCCACGAGGACCGCGCGCTTCTCGGCGATCTCCGTCCAGCGCAGCGCGGCGGCAGTTAGCGACACGCCATACCGTTCCGCGCAGTGACCCAGCAGGTCAAAACTGACGGGTTGGCCATCGACTTGCTTCCTGAAATCGTCTAGCGGCATCAGCAAGGTCGACGCGAACTTGTCAGCCTCGGTTTCGATGTCCCGCTCGTTGCCGTCACCCGTCTCGATGTCGTCGTCACCGCCCTCGAACCGATCCTGGTCGTGGCGGTGCAGGATGTAGTGACCGAACTCGTGCGCAATCGTGAAACGCTTGCGACCCTCGGACCGGACGGCGCTGTTGTAGACGATCAACCACTTCGACCGTGCCTTGTTGGCAGCGAGCATGCCCTCCAAGCCATCCATATCCTCGCCCTGGACCTTGTCCACGGGCGAGTCGGCAAAGCACTGCCGGGAGTACTCCAGTGCGACCTCATCGACCTTGACCGGAAAGCGGTTCGCTCCCAGCACCATGTTGAGCATGGACGAGATGCGGTTGGCCTCGGCCATCGGCTGCTTGCGTTCGGTCACTCGTCGTCATCCCATGCGTCGAGGATCTTGCGCAGCCGCTTCTTGGTGTCGTCCGGCATGCCCTTGTACTTGCGGAAGAAGGCCTCGTCGATGACTTCTTCACCAGGGGATGCTGTCGACTCGGTGAGCAGGAACTCGGTCGTGACCTCGAGCACCGAGGCGATCTTGCCGATCTTGTCCGCCGACGGCTTCGGGTCATCCTTGTTCTCCAGCTCCCAGATGTAGCTCTTGCTGGATTCGGTCAGCTCTGCCAGTTGTTCAAGGCTGAGCTTCTTCTGCTTCCGCAGTGCGCGGATCTTGTCGCCCAGGGGTGATGGCACCGATTGCTCCTAATTGGTCTGCTCCAAGCCGAAAATAATACCACCATACCGAACGAAAACGTACCTGCTTGACAAACCAATATCCGACCAGAAATAATCCCAATCGTTCGGTACGCCGAACAAAAGCGGTCTGCAACCCCCAAGAACAAGATGGGGCGGCTCGGGCTGGTGCCAACCCGATCAACACCTTGCAAAGGGGGAATGTCAATGAACGATGCTGAAAACCTGTCCAAGCTGCTCGGCCACCTGCCGCCGGCTGTCTTCCGAGAATTCATAGTGGGGGAGTTCGCTCTGGCAATGCCGGATCTGGACAAGAAGCAGGGCAAGCAGGAGCAGCGCGCTGTCATGGAGGCAATCCTGTCGGCACTGGATGTGGGCGCGCGGCGGAAGATCGAGGAAGTGTCTGAGCGCATCGTGCTGCTCTCGGAGGGCGCCGGGCAGGACGTCATCGATGGCATCAGTCAGGACATCGTCGGCGACGATGCCAAGGCCGCGTTTGCAGTCATCCCGAACCAGTACGAACGTGCGCTGTGGCTGTATCTCAATGCGCCCGCACTGTTTGAGGAGGCGTTGAACGCCCGCCAGGCGGATGTCTTCCGTCAGAGCGCGTCTTGCTATTCGGGCTATGTCGCGCCCAAGGATCTGACGGTCCTGGATGATGCGGTAGCTCGGCAGGCCTTCCACCAGGCCGTCGCTCAGCAGCTTGGCTGTGCAGCGGATACGGTTGCCGTTCAGGTTTTCAAGCGATTGCGTCCTGACACCCTCACCGGCGAAGCCGTCGACCTGTACCAGGTCAGCGTCCATCACAACCGCCCGCCCGAGATCATCGATCGGGTACAGGCCAGCGAACTGGTGCCGCAGGAGGTGATCCGGGCTGTGTCCTCGCACATCACCTATGAGCCCGCCAATGGCCACCTGGAGGTCTTGTCGAAAGACACCGACGGCCGCGAGGCACTGGCACGCATCGTGGCGGACTCGCTTCTGCAGTCGCCTATCACTGGCGACAAGATCCCGCTGAAGCAGTACGACTACCAGAGTCTGGCCGCACCCCGCAGCTTCGATCTGACGGGCGAGGATGTGGCCTCGGTCAAAGTGATCGAACTCGGCTACACCACTGCCAACCACCGTTCCTTGCTGGTGAAGATCTGGGCCAAGGACGTCGACGACATCTACACCGCCGCACGTTCCCTGATCTCCCTGTCGTTCGACTTCCGCCATCACCACATCAGCTACGCGAAGCTGTCCATCCGCACGAAGAAGGTCGGCAAGGAACGTGCTCGCACGATCGTCGTGATCCTGCGCGACGACAACAAGTGCAACATCAAAACCAAGCGCGAAAAGGACCGTGCGCTGTGCGACCGCTTGCTGGCCAAGTGGCAGTTGGTGAAGGAGATCAGCGATGTCGCAGAAGAGCCTGTCGACGCGCTCGCTGCTTGAACTGATCGATCTCTTCGATCGATCGATGCACGCCGTTGCTGATGGTGACGGTCAGCGCATGCGCGGCGTGCCCGGTTGGGATCTGTCGCGCCGGGTAGCTCTGTCCGACCGTGATCTCGCGGCTTGGACCGAACGTATCGGCTTTGCAGGCAGTTATCTGGCAGCCTGCGGCGATGAGCGCGTTCCGGTCGACCTCGAGGAAGACGATGACCCGGGTCGGTATCGCTACCGCTGTCCCGAGACCTTCCGTACCAAGTACGTCTCGGCAGAGCTGGTCGGCGTTCATGCCGTCAACGACGCGAAGCTGTTGAACTACTTGGCGGACCTGCTCGGCGTTCCCCAGGCGCAACGAAGCGGCATCACGGCGCCCGCCATTGACGGCGTACTGTGGCGACTCGGCAAGATGCGCATTGCCGACACGCAGGTCGATGCATGGGTGGTCCGGGGGCTCTCGTCATCTACCGATCAGGTGTTCGAGCATTTCCGTGCCGCGTCGCTACCCGACCAGGGACTCATCTTCACCACCGGCCAGTCGTTGCCCGACATCGTTGTGCCGCCGCGTTCCTACTGCATCGTTCCGATCGTGACTGCCCTGGTCGACTACGCCATCAAGCCGCACGTCGACATCGACATCATCCACCGGCTGCTGCTGGCCCCATCGGGCAGCAAGGTGGAGAAGTCTCTGCCGGTTCGCTTCGACAGGTACTCCAACACGCTGGTCATCGCCACCAAGTCCGACAAGCCCTGGGCGATCAAGGGCGCGAGGCAGATTGCCGTGGTCAGCCATCTGTTCGAGCAATTCGAAAACGGGCGCCGCTGGGTTCCCGCACATGAAATCCTGGACGCTGTATACGCCCAAAAGAAGTCTGGCCGCAGCCAGCGCATCCAGAACATCTTCAGCGGGAACTTGATCTGGGAGGACTACATCGCTGGCGATGGCAGCGGTCACTACGGATTCAATCTGGACTGACCAGCACCGGCCGGACTCACCACGCACAGCCGCCTTCGGGCGGCTTTTTGCTTCTTGTGGCCCGTTCTTTCGCGCTGTGGCTGAGCCCGCACATCAGCCCGTACATGGCGGTGGCAGACGCCCGTACATGCCGAATTTGAAGATGACCTCACGTTTTCGCAACTACCCGAAAGGAGAAAAACGTGAGTGTCAAACACCTCAACCAACGCCAACTGGCTGATCGTTGGGACGTCAGCGAAGCCACACTGGAACGCTGGCGGTCCGAAGGAATCGGTCCGGTCTTTTTGAAACTGCAGGGGCGAGTTCTCTATCGCCTTGAGGACGTCGAGGCCTTCGAGTCCGACAGCCTGCGCAAGAGCACATCCGAGCGCGCCGATGCGGGAGGTGCGGCATGAGCCACCCCACCCCCGATCAAGTGCTGGCCACGCCAGCCGGCGAGCTCGCCGAGCGGTCCAGCGATTCGCTGTTCCAACTGAAGAACGATGCGGCCGATCTGCTGGCTGCCGCCAAGGCCATCGTCGAACACGTCGATCGCGCTCTGGATCTGCGGTACGCCCAGCGTGCCCACCAACTGCGCCTGGCGGCCGGCAAGGACACCGGTGTCGTGCATTTCGATGATGGCCACGTGCGCATCACCGCCGACCTGCCCAAGAAGGTCGAGTGGGACCAAGCCAAGCTGAACGACATCACCCGCCGCATCGCCGCCAACGGCGAAGACCCCGCCGAGTACGTCGAGATCAGCTACCGCATCTCCGAGACCAAGTTCAACGCTTGGCCCGAGACGCTGAAGAGCGCGTTTGCCCCGGCGCGAACGCTCAAGACCGGCAAGCCCGGGTTCCGCCTTGCCCTGATTCAGGAGTGACCCCCATGAAAACGAAATCCACGTTGATCGATCTGCTGCTCAAGCAGTCCGAGATGTACCTGCGCGACCTGCCGGAGACGATCCGCATCCCGGCCCTCGATGGCAATCGTTCCGATGAAGTGGTGCGCCCACTGGAGGACGCAACCATCGACGACCTGGCCTTCGCGATTCAGGGCATGGAGGCCGCAGCCCGCGTCCACATCCGTCGATTGCAGGGTCTGCGCGATCTCTACGAGTTGGCCCGCAAGCGCGGCGCCCTGGGCGTCACCACGGTGGCTGCTGCGTTCGCCGATCTGGGCTGTGAAGGGGGTCGGAAATGAGCCTGCCCATCATCACCGCCGACCAGCGCCTCGCTGAACGCCGTGGCGTCAAGGGCGTGCTCGTCGGCAAGAGCGGCATCGGCAAGACCTCGCAGCTCTGGACGCTGAAGCCCACAGCGACACTGTTCTTCGACCTTGAGGCTGGCGATCTCGCCGTCGAAGGTTGGGCGGGCGACACGATCCGCCCTCGCACGTGGCAGGAGTGCCGCGACTTCGCCGTCTTCATCGGCGGCCCGAACCCGGCACTGCGCGAAGACCAGCCCTACAGCCAGGCTCACTTCGATGCCGTGTGCGCGCGCTTCGGTGATCCGTCGGTCCTCGACAAGTACGAGACCGTCTTCGTCGACTCGATCACCGTGGCCGGACGTCTGTGCCTGCAGTGGAGCAAGGGACAGCCGCAGGCCTACTCCGAGAAAACCGGCAAGCCCGACAGCCGTGGCGCCTACGGTCTGATGGGCCAGGAAATGATCGGCTGGCTTACGCACTTGCAGCACACGCGTCGCAAGAACGTGTGGTTCGTCGGCATCCTGAACGAGGCCCTCGACGATTTCAATCGACGGGTCTTCTCGCTGCAGATCGACGGCTCCAAGACTGGGCTCGAACTGCCCGGGATCGTCGACGAGGTCGTGACCCTTGCTGAACTCAAGGCCGACGACGGCAGTGGCTATCGGGCGTTCGTCTGCCACACGCTGAACCAATGGAATTTCCCGGCCAAGGACCGTTCCGGTCGCCTTGATGCCATCGAGGAGCCGCACCTGGGCCGCCTCATGGAAAAGATCGCCGGCCCGGCCAAGCCCGCCATTGAGCGACTTGACTTCGCTCGCCCCAACCCCGTTTCCGACCCCGAATCCACTTCGACTCAGGAGTCCTGATCATGACCTACTTCGATTTCAATTCCGCTTCCGAACAGACGTCCTTCGACCTGATCCCCAAGGGCACCTTGGTTCGCGTTCGCATGACCATCCGCCCGGGTGGCTTCGATGACGCATCCCAAGGATGGACTGGCGGTTACGCCACCCGCAACGACAACACAGGTTCGGTCTACCTGAACTGCGAGTTTGTCGTGATGGACGGTGAGTTCGCCCGCCGAAAGATGTGGTCGCTGATTGGTCTGCACAGCCCCAAGGGGCCGGAGTGGGCCAACATGGGTCGTACCTTCGTCAAGGCGATCCTCAACTCCGCGCGTGGGGTTCATCCCGGCGACAACAGTCCTGCCGCGCAGAACGCGCGCCGCATCAGCGGATTCGCTGATCTCGATGGCATCGAGTTCCTGGGCAAGGTCGATTGGGAAAAGGATCAGAACGGCCAGGACAAGAGCGTCATCAAGGCGGCCATCACGCCGGACAACAAGGACTACGCCGCGTTGATGGGCGGCACGCGTCAGCCGGCACCCGCTGCCAGTGCGCCCAGCACACCCAACGCCTATGC